ATTTGTCCTTTAAAACTCATATCTATAATTTATTAGTTCATTGCTTGCCATGCTGAGCCATTGTATACTTTAGCCTTATTTAATGTAGTATCAAAATACATTTGACCTTTTTCAGCAGTAACAACTACAGCATTAACAGCAGCATCATTTGTATAATTTGGTAACTTAGGAACAGTTGGTAAAAGAACAGATCTTTTAACAGCAACTGTTAAATACTTATCATCTCTGTTTGGATCAGGTTCACCTACCGCAATTAATGCATTGTCACTTACTGATGTAACTACTCTATTTTGTTTAGTCCAGCTAAACCAATTTAATATGTCCATGATTTTTTATTTTATTATAAATACTATTAATAATATACAAAAAAATTTCCACAAAAAAAAGCCCTTAGTAAACTAAGGACTTGATTTCTTTGGCAAGAACTAATTACATATGTAGTCCAAGAATAAATGCCATGATTAACATTACTGTTACAATAGCATTTGCCATAAGGATACTATCCTTATCTTCATTCCATACATTGTGCATTCTACTATAGACAGGTTTTCTTAACTTATCTTGTAATTGAAATAACACAATCAGGACTATAATTCCCATTATGTAAAAGGCTGTTTTCATAAACTATCAATTCTTCTCCGCAAATATACTAAAGCTTTTTGTAAATCTTCCTTTTCTTTAGCAGGATTTTTCTTTCCCGCGCGCGCAACGTACTTAATTACATTACCGAGATAAAAGTCTTTATCTAAGTTCCACGCTTCTAATACTGCAAATACTTCGTAAGGATTATCAGCTCCACCATAATGCGCTGGTCTGATAGCTTCCATCTTTTCACAAAAGAGTTGTGCGGTAGGAGCAGGTTGTGGGTTAGTTACTACATGTAAACTATTTGCACTCCTAACTGCTTCCTCAGCTCTTTCCTTCAGCAACTCATTACGCTGCTTGTTTATATAAGTGTCATAATCAGCTGTTACCATCTTAGTACTTAAATGCTATGTCAAACTCTTTTACTAATAGTTTCATCTCTGTACCTACTATGATCTTCTCAGCAGACTCCAATCCAAAAGCTTGTACATATACTTTGTCACCCACCTTTACTTTCTCTACCTCATCTCCAATTGCAAAGATCTCAAGCTCTGTCCATTTTTTAACAGCTTCTTTCTCGCGCTCTGCTTCTTGAGCTGGGCTTAATTCAATCACCGGTTTCTCAATCACCGGGATGTTAATCAAAATTCTTTTTCCGAATAGTTCCATTTTTCTTTTTATTTATTATTTAATTGTTTTGCAATATACTCAATACATCCATATTCTGCTTCTTCATAGCTATCATATTTGGCACCTATAACTGAAAGTGCTTTTTCATCAGGTTTATAATATACTTTATAACCCCATTGGTTGTCACCATCTAAGGTTATTAAACCTATCCAACCAAATTCTTTTCTGAATAATTTTAATGTATGCATTATTTAAACGTGATTACTTTTACTACTGCCATTTGTGCACTTACTAATTCCCCAATTGCATGATCAAATAGCAAACTCTTTAAAGCGCTGCTATCAGTGGTTGAGTAGTTATCTTTAAGAATGTTTGCTGCTTCTGCAAATAACTCTTTTACTTTAGCTACCTCATCATCATTAGAAGGATTAAATTCAATACCTACTAATTTCTCACCAAATGAAAGCACCTTAGCTTCATTCAGTTTAATATCCGTAGCTGGGATATCTATTATTGATTTCTCACTCATTACTTATATTTTTTAATTGTTACTGCTAAGCTTTGCAACCATCCTTTCAAAGCTTCAATCTTACTTTTGTTACTTGTTTTACTCATCTTCTTATTTATTAAATTTAGATAATAATTCTGATATTACATAACCACCTGCTTCCAATAACTCTCTGTATTTTTTAAAAGAAACTAGTTCTTCTTCTGATATACTAGCCAGAAATTCTTCATCAGCAAATAGCTTTCTTATATTTACTAGTTTCATTGTAATATCTCCAAAGTCATTTGCAATATTTTCTTGATATGGTTTTAAATTTTCAAGATTGCTACGGTCAACTTTTAAGAAATCAACTTTAGGGGTAAATTTCATATGACATGATTTACTAGTAGCAGGATAAGAATCTAAACCTGTACTTAAATCAGTAATATGATATCTATCACCAATTATTGTAACTTCAACAGTTGTTATTCCTACAGCAACATGTTTATTAGGTGTCAATGTTTTTTCAAATTCTTTAGTATCCATCATTGTTTGTTTTTGGAATTCCTATTGCTATGTAAATTCTTGGTTTATACTCTTCAAAACTTCCCGGATGAATACTCATCTTTTTATTTCTAGCCATTTGTTTAATCTTACTAAAAGCATGTTTACGATCTCTACAAGCTAGAACAAAATATGTTCTCCTATGAGCAGGAATCAAACAACATGTTGCCAAATCACTTCTCTCTGGCATGGCTTTTAACTTTTAAAAAACTATTTTCTAATTGCTCTTCTGTTAATACACTCAAGACACCTTCATTATCCTTTATAATGTAATTATCAGGATTACACTTCTTAGGGCCCAGATCAGTATGCACATATAATGTCAATTGCTTTGTATTTATTGGTATGATAAACTCTGCTTTACCATTTGCAAAAGCAAACACAGAATCTCTATCATCATCTATATACTTTAATACATCAACATATGCAGGTTTACTCATATATCTTTCAGCCATCATGCATCATATTTATTATTCATACTAACCATAGGTGATATTTCTTCAGCCTCACCATCTTCATCAAAGTCTCTAGCAAGCAAATCAAATTTTGCTTTCTCTAGTAACCCTACTAAAACTGGTATTGCTTCTTTCTGAAATTGAGCTATTCTTATCTCATAACTCCCTTTGTCATAAGATAGAATTTCTAAAACTCTAATAGGTTCTTCCGCTTTCTTTTTTGCCATTGTTAATCTTGTTTGTTGGTTGTACAAATATATGAATTATTTTAAATAAAAAAACCCAGGAAGTAATTCTTGATCAGAGAAACTTTCCTGGGTGTTGCTAACAGTTATATGACTGACTAAGCGGGGTTCGTCAACCAGACTTAGTGCACATTCATTTTCCTGCGCAGAGAAGGCCAGATCTAGTGAGCAGTTCTTATGGTATGCTTACCTGGCACTGAACCTGCAGATCCTATCTACAGGGGAAGAACAAATAAAAAGCCCCGGTGTGACAAGAAGGGCACCGGGGCTTAAACATATAAGGAAGCGGAAACAGCCTTTTAATGTTGGAACAAATGTAATAACTTTTTTAATATATTACTTAAACGAAAACAATTTTCTCTCTTTTATTTTTTTAGCTGGTACTCCTGCTACACACATGTTAGCTTCAACACTATTTAATACTAAAGAATGTGCATATACACAACTATTCTTTTCTAGAATTACTCCGGGTAATATACTTGTATTGGTTCCTATTGTTACAAATTCATTTAATATTACTGGGCTAGATCTTACATTTCTAAATTCATCTGACACACATGGATTAGATAAGTATTCTCCTGTAAAATCATCTGATGAAGAGTATATGGAAACTCTTGATGATAAACCAGAATAGTCTTTCATTACTATCTTTTCTTTTCCGACAAGTAAACTATAACAACCAATGTGTACATAACTACCAATCTCAATACCTTTTTCACCAGCACTTAATATACAAAAGTCATCAATCCTTACATCATTACCAATATGTATATTACCAGGATTATAAATACTACACTTATCAGATATCAGAACATTCTTACCGTAGGAACCAAACCCTATCTTACTTAATGCTTGATCATCAAGAAACATATATATCAAATTTAGAAAGATCAGGATAAGCTAGTTCCAAATCTTCATTACTTATTTTACTTCCGTCACCTTTATAAAACTGACCCATTAGTTGCAAACCTTTTGCTGCTATCTCTGGCATCATATAAAAGTTCCATCCTAACATAGTGAAATCATCTTCTAAATAAGAACATTCATCTCTACCACTAAATCTAGCTTTTTTAAACCAGAGATATGCCTCATAGTTATCAGTAAGAATAGCACCGCCTTTACCAAGTTTCAAATGTTTGTATGGCCCAGTAAAAGAAACACACATATGACTTCCTGGAATATACATATCTGCTGTAAACCGTAAAGCAGAATCCCATACACGTGTCGGTCTCAGTTGATAACATCCTTTTATTGTATCCCCCGGCACATTATAAAACTTAACCTTACCCCCGGCATGCTTTATCTCACAAGGAACAGATGGATAAGTCTTACTAGGTATTTCAATTTCTGTATCTTTAATACCTTCATAATACAAAGCCAGAAACAAAGCATTACTCATATTATCTATTGCTACGACATAAGGAGCTCCTGTATAATCAGAAACTTTCTTTTCAAACTCTTTTGTTATATCATGAGGATTCATCTTACTTCTACAAGTTTAATATTAGTTATGAAATTTAAATATAATTTTTCTATTTGTGGTATGAATTCATGTTCAGGTAAAGAAATATAAAATCTAAAATAATTAAGAAAATTTTCTTTTGATAATAACCGTTTTGGATAATGATACATTCTATATTCTTTATCCAAAATCTTTACTTGATTTTGCATATTATCTAAAGCAAATCCTTCTTCTGTAACTATACTATGACCACCTCCTGTAATTTTAAGTTTTGCATTACTTCTTATCATCAAAGGTTTATCATATAAATGAGATTCTTTATCATAATCTCTATCAACACCAAACTTTAAACTTCTTAAATCAACATCAGAGTTACCTGTTTCATTATACATATTATAACCCTCAAAAACTATAACATCATACTCCTCTACATCTTTTAAATCTTTTTCCCACATATCCACCAGCTCATCATGATCTACTACTATAACCCAATCAGCTGTGGATTTTTTCCAATAATCACTTCTTAAATTATTAATTTTATTTACATGATTGACTGTTCTATTTTGATTTTTTGATTTTAAACCATATGTTCTTTCAGCACCAGATAAACAATCATCAGGTTGTGGTATTTCAACAACATTACAGCCCATGCTTTTACAGTAAGAAGTAGTGTTGTCGGTAGAATCATCATCAAAAACATTTATGACAGCATCTGGAAATCTCTCTCTATAATGCTCAATAAAGAAAGGCATTACATACATGCTGTTAAAACTAATAGTAAATATTTCAACTTTCATAAAACAAATATATACTTTCCGGGTCTATCTACCAAGCATGTTACTACAAGGTAAGTTACCACATGGTAATATGGCTCTCACAACTTTATTAATTTTTTACTTACGGTATTTGGGGCTTGTGTGTGGAATGACTTGAGTGGACCCCCTAGTACCAGCCGCCCCCCTCCGCTAAAGCTTTGGGGTACCCCCTATGCCTTTGCCCTGCTGGCTGGCACACAGCTGCGCCAACAAACTTTTTCCTGCCGGAGAAAAAGTTTCTTTGGTTTGCTACCTAACCTCTTTGCACAGACCCTATCTTTTCCTAACCCTTAACTTAATTGGATAACAATTATTAATTAACCAAAAAACAAAAAGTTATGAAAGCAGTATTTGAAAAGACTTACAAGTCAGTTAACGCACAAGGTGTATTAACAACCAAGTTTAGATTCCATGTAAAGGGTACTAAACAAGAGATAGAAGACTACAAAGCAGACAATCCTAAAGCGGGTGAAGATCCTGTAACAGGAGCACCTATCTTTACAACTATTTACCCAACAGTAGATTGTATGAAACCAGGTGGAGTTCCTATGTACAAGTCTACTACAGGAAACTATGGTTTAGACTCTTCAGAGTTTGACGCTATGCAAGCAATAGCTAACAGCATTGGTGCAAGTGAGCAATTTAACAAACAAGTAATTGACAATTTAACAGGTAAATTATTTGGCTCACGTACTGCATCTATTGTAACTGTAGCAGACATTGCAGAAGAAGTTGTAGAAACAACTAATGACGCAGACTTAGATAACATCTAACAGCAGAGACTACCCGAAAGGGTAGTTTCTTTTTTGCTCAATTGCCCTATTCTTTCCTAACCCTCTATTGATATTGCAATTGTCATTAGACATTCCAATTGCTTTAAGTGTATAGTTATTTTTTTACATGTTAACATGTTAACTTGTTCTCTACATGGAGTAGTTATCAACAATATGTGCACTATTTGGCTAAATTGTTAATTATAATGGTCTCTACCCTATGGAGAAGTAGCACTTGATTTAGTTATTAACTCTATTAATCAAGTAGTTATGTTATTAACAATAGTTATCAACAATAGAATAACTAATGAAGCTGTGACAGATTAAGTAACTCTAACTTACTAATGGTTAGGTGATTAAAAAGTATGTTAAAGTGTGTGTGAAGTTGTTGAAAGGTGTAATACTCTCACTATACCTTAGGTATATCATGTTAACCTATATTATGCTAACTATCTCACACCATACATTTTATATAGCTAGAGTAGGCATACACACATTAATAACAGTACTACTATACTAATCAGTATAACTCTATATACACCTTTACTATTACTTGTATGTTCTCTATTACATTAGGAAGATAGTATTTCACAGTAAAGGCTTCCGGAACTCTTTATAAACCCAAGAATATAACCTAAATAATAACCTAAACTAAACTACCATGAAAATGTTTAAAGAAAACCACAGTGACATGATCAAGTTACTAAAGAACTTAAAGTTTGAGAAAGACTACACTAAGTTCCACTTCCTACAATCAAACAGAATTGTAGATCCTAAACACACTAACAAGATGACTGTTAGTTTAAGAAACATGTCTGCTACCAGACCAATAGTATGTATTAACACTGATGTTATAGATGGAAAGAAAAAGCTATACATCATAGATGGTCAGCATCTATTCTATTCTCTAATGAAAGAAGAGTCTGAAATACCTTATGTAACATTAGATATCAAAGACTTCAAAGACTTGATATATAAAATGGCTCTGTTAAATAACTCTAGCAAGTCTTGGACAGTATTAGATTACATAGTTGCTTATAAGGCAATTGATCCGGATTATCAAGCATTGTTTGAACTTAACCTTAAATACTCCATTGAATTAGCAATGTTAGCTGGTATATGTCTTAACAGCAATACTGTTACTATGATATCAACTAAAATAAAAGATGGAACATTTAAGAAAACAAATGACAAAACAATTGAAATGTGTGACAAGTTTCAAGATGTATTTACCAGCATTGGTGTAGTTGACAGATGGGTTAAACATGCTTTCTATAGTGCATTTATGATGAACTATAACAAATACAAGCATGCAGAAACTATCAGTCACATAAGAAAAAACATCAATACAATTAAGATTATGTCTAACAACCAAAAAGTTAAAGATATAATCAATGAACTATTCTTAAAGTAATTTAAAAACAACTAACATGAGTAAATTAATATTTGTATGGTTTCTAATGAATGGAACAGTTACTCCTGCGGGAGAACATGAAGGACATAAACTATATACAATGTGGTTCAAAGACGGCAAGGTTGCTGACTATATGTATAAAGGAGAAGTTGTTAACTACATCAAGACAGGTGAACTTGTATATGATGAAGACCTAGAGTATGGTGAACAACTAGATGAAGAAGTATTCTACAGTAAGAACTAATATTATGGTCCGGAAAAGTGTAGATTGGCACATGAAAGTAGCCAGGATGTATAACCTTAAATGGTCAATGCAAGAAATTGCAGATTATCTTAAAGTTAATATGGAAACAGTACACCACAGTATCACAGTACATTCAGAAATAACCGAATGGTATGATGATGCTGTTGGTGTACACTTTGGAAGCAAGAAAGAAGCTTACCAAACAGAAAAAGAAATGTTAAAAGGGTACAAGCCACCCAAATACTCAGAGTTGAGTAAAGAAGAAAGAGCTATTTATAAATTACTTTAATAAACCTACCATGGAACCATTTAAAAAAATTAAAAACAGAACATTGGGTGTTGAATTAGAAAAACACCTATGTGTATTAGCATCATATGCTGACAACAATGAAATTATTGGCTATATGCCTAAGTCTAGACTTACTAAAACATTCTACCACAAGTCTGGTACTGAACTAAAACTAGAAGCTTCACAAAAAACGAAGCAACTAAACCCATAACTTTCATGGTAGGAAGGAGGTTGACAAGGGCTCTGTTTAATTACAGGGCCTGAGTTAGCCATATAATGTACTAAAAACTTAAAAATGAAAGAACCAAGACTAACAGAAGACCTATATCATAAGATATATGATTTAGAAAGTTACTATGCTAATGTAGATAGAAGCTATCCAGATGGTGTAGACAAAGAAATAAAGCTGAGAGAGATTCAACAAGAAATCTTAAGCTATGAGAAGAAGATCTATCACATAGATACAGAAAGAGCTATAAAAATGTTTGAGTATACATTGTATGTTTTTGCAGTTGTAGTATTATTCATACTTTTCTTTTATGTATTAAGATCTTAGACACTTGGAAAGACAAGCGTGAATAGTCTACGTGAGTGACATTACAACTAAATTGGGAAACAGAGCTTAGAAATAGGCTCTGTTTTTTATGCTTAAAAGGGAAAAGTACATGAAAAAATTATGGAAGAAATGGTTTGGAAAAACCTATTCACAAGATAACAAGTTTGAGTTACTTGTGATAAATGATGAAGTTGATGGTATATATCAGAAACTTGGTGTTACTGAAGAAAGAAGTGAAGAATTAATAAAGATTATGATTAATGCATATGATGCTAATGATAAAAAGATTCCTGCTATGCAAGAAATGTTAGCTGAATGCAAACATATCAATGAAGTTGTAGTAATACTAAATTTCTTTGAGAAATACATCTATCAACAGAATTCAAACCCATTTGATGGAATATTAGGTGCTATATTAAAAGATAGAAGAAAATGAAAACAATTATAACTTCAGTCTTGGGATTTAATTTTAAGGCTGATATAGTTGATTTGAATGATAACCTCCTACCAACAGGAATTAAGTCAACTTACTTCCCAGATAATATTGAGCCTATTGCACCTAAAATGGTGAATAAAAAATGGTTTACTTCATTTAATGATGCTCTCTTGAATAAAATAAGAGATGCAAGAACAAATGCCTATGAATATTAGAGATGTAAATGTTAGACTAAGCATGGAAGATATTAAACATACTCTGAATCATTTCCTACAGAATTCATCAAAAGAACAAAAAAAAGACTTTGCTCAATTGATTGAAGGTTTGTTTCTTGATAATGAACCAGCTTGTGGTATTTTCATTAAGATAGCATTGGGTAACCGATTACCTTCTGTTATACCAGATAATACACTAGTTAAAGTTGGTGCAAGTAATTTTTATCTTTCATCAGGTAGACAGTATAAGCACAAAGATGCTGATAATAAAGTTTCAGCTAAAGTTGTAAAGTTCAACGGTTGGCATAACTATACCCCTTATACACTAGAGTATATTTATATTGATGCTAATAGTGATGAAGTTACTACAACAGATAGAACTTCAGCCACTGATATTGAAATTATAGAAGAGTTTTAAGATAGTAATCTGTGGATTGCTTTTCCCGGTAAATAAGAAGGGAGGTGTAACAACTTCCCTTTATTATTGTTTAGCTATATAATGCCATAAAAGAATGTTATGATGACCTATTGTTTTATAGAAACTCTTACATTTACTATGCTTTATACAAACTGAATGATTTATCAATTACCTAACGGCAAAGTAATCAATATTTCTATTGAACAATATCTTGATATGACAGATCAAGACATTCAGTATTTTATGTCTATAAATGGTGGTGACTATGCTACTAATCCATTCACGGATTCAGCTGTAGTCAACAATGCAAAAGAAAAAGCTTATGATTTTGACTATCTTCCTAATGATGAAGAAGATGTTGACAATATTATCTCAGATGATGAACCATTTGATGATATCATAGACCTTAACAATCCCTTGAATATATAATAAACCTACAGGTTTATTTTTACTTATTACATGCTGGAGTATGCATGTGATATAGTATTTCTATACTCTCAAAAATCAATTTATTTATTCTTAAAAAATTTGTGTTATGAACTCAAAAGTTAAAGTTGTTGCTAATGAAGCAGGTGCTGTTATCAACTCATCAAACAATCCAGAATTTGGATTTATCCGTGTAGAACAAGTAAAAAATGTCTTTGATGACAATGGGTTTATGAAAAGAGCAAAGTTATCTGCTTTAATTCATGGAACAGTAAGTGATCTTGAAGATGCTGGTTATTTTGGTGGTCAAGAATTAGATGGTAAAATTGTTATTATAGAAGCATTAGATCCTTTTAATGAAAAACAACCATTAAAAGGTATCAAAGAAGCTGGTAAAACAGGTATTGTTTGTACATATGGTGGAATGCCAATCTATAGAAAAACAATTTACACTGAAAATGCTGCTACTCAAGATGCTTATGTTAAACATGACAACATTGAAGAAATCAAAAGAGCTTATGCTAAAGCTAAAGCTGCAGAACAAACAAATGATGCTGTTAAACCTAATGGTGAATTTGAATTATAATTAACAACAGAGGGGTGTAAAAGCCCCTTTTATTTCTGAAACTAAAAAATATATGATTATGGAAAATGTAATAAAAATTCAAGCTGAATTGAAAGATTTAGTTAGCAAAGCTGTTGAAATCTTAGAAAAAAATTACAATACAGAAGATATTGAACTTCAAAATCCAGCAGCTGTTCTCAGTATGTCTTTAGAACATGCTTTATGGGAAATATCTGACTTAGATGAGGAAGATTTAAAATAGTAATTAGTAAAGAGTCTGTTTAGGCAGGCTCTTTTTATGATTTAAAAAATGTATATGATTATGGAAAAGCTAAAACAAGATGTAAAAAATTACATGTTGCATGGGGATAGAAAGCCTTACATGCAATATGAACAAGACAAGTATTCACAGTATCAAAACTATCTCTATAAGAGAGTGTTGTATGGTCTGGATGCATTGCCTTCAGAAGAAGTCTTACTCATGTGTGGTAAGAAAAAGCAAAGAATAGTAAATGTTTACAAGAAAGCTCAGAGTCTTATCAATAGATATAAGCATGAGATTACTAGAAAGAAAACAAATACTCTTTTTGCTACATTATTTCCAAATAGTCTTATTACTAAAACTATGATGGAGATAGATGATGTTGATGATAACTTGAAGAATGTCCTTACATTCAAAGACCTTGGTATTACTAAGGATCATCTAGTTCAATTGTTTATCAATGAAGGAGTACTTCCAAAGAACTTCTTATCTTTGAAAGAAAAAGCATAATGAGAAAAAATGATAATCAGCCAGCATTTGCTACGGTACATGCTGGCTTCCTTCAAATAGGACTAACCAAAAAAGAATATGTTATTGCTTCAGTTACTCAAGGCTTATTAGCTGAAGGTAAATGGAAAGGTATTGAAGAAGGCTTTCCTGATAGAGTAAAAGCAATTACTGAAACAGTATTAAAACTAATGGATGAAAAAGCTTAAAGTTTGTAGTGGATGTCAGGAAGAAAAAGTTATCTGGAAAAATCATGAAGGAAACCGTTACTGCCAGTATTGTTGGGCTAAGGTTAAATCAGGTGATCCTGAACATAAGAATGTGATTCCACAGGTATCTGCTAAAAAGAAAAAGCAAGATGCTGAGTACCTTAAGCTAAGAGCAAGATTTCTCACAGAAAATCCAATGTGTGAAATTGGTGTATCAGGTTGTACAAGAAATTCTACAGATGTTCATCATATCAGAGGAGGTGAAGAAAGAAGTGTTTACTATTTAATTCAATCCACTTGGAGAAGTTCATGTAGGAATTGTCATGATTGGATTCATAATTTTCCAGAAAAAGCAAGAATAATGGGTTGGTTAAAATAAATTATCATGGATTATAATAATGTTATTAATAGAACCATTTTATTATATCATGTGGATAGACAAAGAGAATTTAAGAAATTAAAAGAAGACTTAAAAACTTGTTGTTGCTTTCCAACTAGAAAAAAAATTAAAACTAGATTGGAGGAGCTAGAAATCATTTTAAGCAGAGATTATGCATTAGATAAAATAAATTTAGCAAACAAATTGGGTGTAAAATACAAAGATCTTAATGATTATCCTAAAATGATTGAAATTGAACACAAATCAAGAATCCTTAAAAGAGCATTAGCATGAGTAAACCAAATGTAAAACAGATAACAGAAGTTGCAAAAAAATCTGAAACAATTGGTAACATTTGCTATGAAGAATTTCAAAAAACAAATAAATTAGAGGCCGCTAAAGTTGCTCTTAATGCTTTTAGAAACACTTTGTATGCAAACAGCTTACTAATTAAAAATGAAAAAATCTAAATAATATGCTAAAAGATAGACAAGATGTGCAAACTGAAGCACTTGCTGAATTAGAAAAGCATAAAAGAGGTTGTGCTGTTCTTGGAACTGGTGTGGGAAAGACTCTTGTAGGTCTCACACATATGGACCGGAACACATCTCCTATGGATAGAGTTTTGGTTGTTGCTCCAAAGAAAGCAATTTTTAAATCATGGGAAGATGATGCTGTCAAGTTTGACAAAGATTATCTACTTGGTAGAATAGTATTTACTACTTACTTAAGTATAAACAAGCATGATCCTAGAGATTATCAAGTTGTTTATCTTGATGAAGCTCATAGTTTACTTGAGAGTCACCGTATCTTTCTAAATGCTTATAAAGGCAAAATAGTAGGTTTAACAGGTACTCCACCAAAAGTTGACTATAGTATTAAAGGTAAATTAGTAAATGAATTCTGTCCTGTTGTTTATACATTTAAATTAGATGATGCTGTTGATAATGGTATACTTAATAATTATCAGATCATAGTGCATCAATTGAAACTAGGTACTGATAAAACATTTCCGGTAAGGGCAAATAATAAAACATTCATGGTGTCTGAAAAAGATAATTATTTATTTTGGTCTAATAAAATAGACATGAGAATGGGTAATTTACAAATGATGAGAATTATGAGAATGAGGGCTATGATGGAGTATAGAAGTAAGGAGAATTATGTTAAGAAACTTTTTCCTGCAATTTCTAGAAACACTAAAGCTATTTTATTTGCTAATACTCAAGAGCAAGCAGATAGACTGTGTACTTGGAGTTATCATAGTAACAATCCTGAATCTGATAGAAATTTAGAATTATTCAATGAAGGAGTTACTAATCAACTATCATGTGTAATGCAATTAAGTGAAGGTATCAATATTCCTAACTTAAAACAAGGTATTATTATGCATGCTTATGGTAATGAGCGTAAAAGTTCTCAGCGTATAGGAAGAATGGCCAGATTAAATCCTGATGAAACTGCAATAATTCATATTTTATGTTATATGGATACTATAGATGAGAAATGGGTTACAGAAGCACTTGAAGGTTTTGATCAAGACAAAATTGAGTGGAAAGATTTCAATATCTCATATTAATTTACTAACTTATATTATGGAAATTCTTAAAACACACCAAATAGTGATATATAATGATGATGAGCATTCATTTCAATATATCATGGCTACTCTAATTAAGTTCTGTGAGCATCATCCACACCAAGCTGAACAATGTGCTATGATAGCTCATAGTAAAGGTAAGTGTATTGTTAAATCAGGTGAATTCAATGAACTATTTGAAATACATGAGAAACTTAACAGATTAGAAATTAAATCAGACATAGAAGATTATGCAAGTGATTTTTATTGATAGTTCAAACAAACCAAAAAATATAGTAGATTCTGAATGGCCAGTTGAAGAAAAAATATATACTCTTAAAAAAGTGTATAAGATGAATCTTCAACCTGGTGTATTTGGATTTGAACTAATAGAGATATCTCTATCAGATTTATCAGCACCTTATGAATTCTATGATTCTAAAAGATTTGCTGTAATCATAGGAGAAGAGATGCAAAAAAGAATTTGAAGAAGACATCTTCAAAGAAGAAGAAGTTGAGCTTGAGGCTCTTTAAACCAACCAAATTTTATTTATGACACTTCCAAATTACAAGGACTTGGTCCGTGTTGTTATTGTTGAAGATAATGACAGAAGTATTACAGGCACATTAGGTATAACAGATGAAAGAACAGAGTTCTTGACTAAATTGATTCACAAACAATTTGAAAATCCACAAACAGTAACAGATATGATGGTTAACATCAGTGAAGAAGTTCTTCATCCAAATGAATTAGCTTTTTGTATCTATCAACTAGGTAGTACAATTGGTAGAGAAAAAACCATTGGTTCTTTATTTGCTGAAATATAACATGTATTATTCAGAAGAAGAGGTAGTTTCTGAATTGAAGAAGCTATGTCAAGTTAAAACCCGTGCAAGAGCTGAAGTAGATAAAAAATCTTATCTTATTGCTTTACTTTACTATAAGTTTTTTGTAACAGAAGAAGTTATTGGCTCCTATTCTGATATGCATCACAGTACTATTAACTATAGTAAGAAAAAGGTTTGTGATTTGTTTGTTACAAAAAACAAAGGTTTCATGGATAATGTAAATGAATTGTATGAGAAATTTCCATATGATTTTACAGCACCTGAATCTACTGCAAGAATAAAAACAAGCCAAGTTATTAGTTTTAAGTTAGTCTTAAATGAATACAAAAGAGATCAACTGGTAAGTTACATGAGACACAAGAATATAGATGATGAAACAGAAGCAATGAAAAATTTAATGTTTAAAGCTTTATCACTATGGGGAAAATGAAAGAATTGTACATGGATATTGTCCATATGTATGATGGTGAGATTCCAGGTAATCTTACTATAACTGAAGCTCAAAGAATTGTTGAACAAGAAAAATATGAAAGAAATGGCAAAGGAAGAAGTAAAGAAGGATTACAACACAGTGAACCAGAAAATAGCTGAAAGATTAAAAAGATTTAATGCTGAAGCTGACAAAGAAAGACCTAGAACAGGTGAAAAGAAAGAAAAGAAAGTTAATAATGAAGAAGGAGATTAATAAACAATCCGGTGTTAATAGCACCGGATTTGTAAAACTACTATTTATGAAAATTATTGTATTATTTATTGGAATTACTACTGTAATTACTGGTTTAATGAGCTTAGGGAAAAGCACTGAAACAAAAAAAATTGTTAATGAGAAATCTTTTAAGGTAAAAGATACAATCACTGAATCAATAGATAGTTCACTCTTAACTAAAGAGTTATTGGTTAGCTATTTACTTCACAAAAAAATCCATCATCCTGAAGTTGCCTATGCAATAATCAGACAGGAGAGCAACATGTGTAGTAATTTGTTTAAAACAAATAATAATTTATTTGGTATGAGACATCCTAGAGTAAGACCTACTAAAAGTTTGGGAAGCAAGAAAGGTTTTGCACATTTTGAAAAATGGCAGCATAGTGTACTTGATTACAAATTATATTTAGAATTTGTAGGAGGACATAAAATGACAAGAGCTCAATACTTATTACATATTGACAGAAGCTATGCTCATGCTGGTTACAGTACTTACATAAGTAAGTTTTTTGATGAGTTTCATGCACTTAAAAATAATTAAGATGAAAGCAAGTGAATTGAGAATTGGAAATTCAATAATGCAAGATGATGAACTTGTATTCGTTACATGGTGGAGATTAGAGTTAATGGAAAAAAATAAAATTGAGTATAATCCAATATCACTAACAGAAGAATGGTTGTTAAAGTTTGGTTTTAAATATAAAAAGTGGGATGATCATTTTATTATTAAAAATGGAGACTATTTTAATTCAATAAAAAAATATGATGACAGTTGGCATTATAATACTGATGAATCAGAAGCTACATGTTACTATTTAACTACAATTAAATATATTCACCAACTCCAAAACTTATACTTTGCTTTAACTGGTGAAGAATTAACCATTATAGAATGAACTTAGTCTACTACATTAATGGTAGATATTACAGCAAGTTCATAGTAGATGCAGATGAAGTAGATTTATTAATTGAACAAATTAAAAAGAAATAAGATGGAAAATTACTTTGCAACATATAATCAGAGTCTAGCTTTGAAGAAGTTGGGTTTTGATGAACCTTGTTTAATGTATTATGATCATTCATTAAAATTAGTAGAATCAGGAGTTTATGAATGTTTAGCACCACTTAAACAACAAGTGTTTAGATGGTTTAGAGAGAAGTATGATCTTCATTGTACTATTACATCTATAAGTCAAGAATCATGGCAATGGCACATTCAAAAACCTGGTCAACAATTAGGTGAACTGTATAATGAAGACTATTATACATATGAAGAAGCAGAACAAGCCTGCTTAGATAAACTAATAGAAATAATTAAAAAGAAATCATGAAAGATATATTAATATTAGCATGGGCAATAACAATGGGGTTGTTGATGTCATATACTTTAAAAAAGAAATCATGAAAAATATACACATAATTCCAACAGACCAACCAAGTAGGTTATTCAAATTTGCAAATGAATTGCATTTAGATACTATTCCAAAAGATTATTATAAAAAATACAACATCAACATAACATCTGATGAAGAGATTAAAGAAAATGATTTTGTTTACAGTACAAAACAAGATTACAACATTCAAAAAGTTTCTAAAGAGCTTGTACAAGTATATAGAGATTGTGGGCATTGTAAAAAAATAATCCTAACAACAGACACAATTCTAATTGCAGATGGTGTTCAAGAGATTGATAATTCATTTTTAGAATGGTTTGTTAAGAATCCAAGTTGTGAGTTTGCTGAAGTAAAAAAAACTTATAAAAATTGGTATGTATCAGGTTCTCTTGCTCCTGACCTAAAGTTAGTTTACAGAATCATCATACCACAAGAAGAACCTAAACAAGATTTAGAAAAAGAAATGTTTGAGTTAGAACAGCAACTTGATATACCATCATCTATGAGGTGGCACAATTCTAAACCTAAACAATCTACATTAGAAGAAGCTGCTGAACATAATTATCCTGGTGGTGATGTTTGGACTGAAGAACAAGCTGTGATTAGAAGACTTGCTTTTAAAAATGGTGCTAAATGGCAAACTGAAAGAATGTATAGTGAGGAAGATATAAAGCCTTTGATTGATTTCATTAAAGATTGTGAATCTAACTGGGATTGTGATGAGGACAGTCATAGATATAATACACCTTGTAGAATCTGTGAAGCGCAGAAAGTAATGGAGCAATTTAAAAAGAAATAAGATGGAAATATATGGTAGCACTATTTGGGTAAACCCAGAAGAAACTAAAGAATGGTATCAATTAAGGGCAATAAGTCAATGGGATTGGGATTCAAAAGCAATTTGTTTTCAAAACTTAGACGGACATATTATTAGTTACAAATTAATGCACTGTACAGTACAGCAGTCAAGTACGTATCAATGTAAGACTATAGATATTATTACTGATGAGATGAAAGAAGAATTAATTAATCAAGGTTATACAATTTCAAATAAAGTTTAAAAAGAAATAATATGAAAGATTATAGTAAAGAAAACTTAGATGTTACACATTACAGAAATGGTGATCCTATTCCTTATGTAAAATCTAAAAAGAAATGGGAAGCATTGACAACAGGTGCTTATTGTTATTATGATAATGAAATTGAAAAAGTTGTATTATATAATTGGCATGCTGTAAATGATTCCAGAGGACTTGCCCCTGAAGGATGGAAAATTCCTAAAATAGAAGAATTTGAATTACTAGATCTAAGTACTGATCTTCCGGGCGGTTTCCGCTACCTCAATGGGAGTTACAACTCCATTGGCTACTACGGTTACTGGTGGAGTTCTTCAGAGTACCTTACAAACAATGCTTGGACCCGCT